GTATTTACAGAGTTTTTTTTCCAGGTCTATATTAAATGTGTGACAACCTCCACCTCGACTCCCTCAAACAGTGTGAGACTCCACTCAACACATTGTTCTTTTCTGACTTCAATCAAAATCTTCTCCAGCGCGGAATTCGTCAGGCGTTCAAGAACAAAACGGGTATCGCCATTGATCGTCAAAACCCAGATGACTTGTATAGTATTATGCGTGTTGTCTTCATCAACAACTCTGGAGATCACCACTCCCGTGTAAATGAACAAGTGAAAACGATGAACGAGCGTGTTATTGAAACCGCGCTTGGTCAAATTCATACCGGTGTTTCTCAATACATGTCATATGTTCAAGATATAGATACAATTGCGACTCCACTTGCCCAACCTATAAACACGAGCACAGTGGGTAAAAAGATTGGTTACAACAACAAGATCGGTATCAATTAAAGTTTTGAATCGTTAACAAGATAAGATGAGTTTAAATTATTACAAAACTGAAACAGAGAAAGTATGTAAATCCAAGGGGTGGGATCGCGCTGCTGTAGACACAGTATGGCTTCTCCTCACAGAGGAATTTGGTGAATTGGCATCGGCTATTCGTCAATACAAAAAGACATACAAGAAAACGGGTCTCAAAAAGGAAAGAGGTACGGATGTCATGATGGAAATGGGTGATGTTTTTAGTTACCTCTTTCAATTGGCGCATATGTTAAATGTTGATCTTGATCAGATGTGGGAGGAGCATCGTTCAAAAATGAAGACGAAAAAATATAATCTAAAGTAAAAGTAACTATGAGTAAATATATGCTCAATGATGAAGATGCCATCAATGATGTTAATCCATTTGTCTCACACGATTTTTCCCTTCCAGGGGGTGTGCGACAGACTGGAGACTACGATGATTTTACTGAAATGAGAAGTGAGCCGGGCATCTCAGAGGGTGAACGCAGTGTCTACTGTGACTATGGACTTTGCGCGGAATCTACGAGTAAGTGTTCTTTATCTAGACCAATCCACCCAAGACGAAATATTGATACGGGTTTCACGAAAAATGATAGAACATTCGTTGATCGTGTTATTGTTGGTGTCGCGAACAATCCAAAATTTTCCATTATTGGTGCATCGATCATTCTTTTGACTATTATTCTGATTCTATACTACATAAGACGGTAAAGAAATGGGTGAGTCTTGATTCGTTTGTAGTTCGTTGAATCAGATCAGCCAAGGTATCGTGACAAAACTTCTTAATAAACTCTCTCTGCCAAGCACTCTTAATGTTAATCCAAGGTGGTTGGAATGTGGGATCTAAAATTTTACTCGCATGTGCAGTCCGAATATATGTATGTATGCTTCTCTTGTCGGCTAAGATGTTTTCAAGAGCGAGTTCAGCCATTTTCTGTCTAACTTCAAGAGTCTTTTCGCACATTGTGTCGAGAAACTTTTCATATGGAATAGATTGTGATTTGGATTTGAGAACAACCCAATCGGCGAGAGGTTTTGTATTTATGTAATCAATGTATGTTTCGTAGCCTTTACCCCGAACAAATCGTTCATGAACAATTTCAACGTATTCCAAGTCAGATTCAATATCGTAGACAGCCTTAGCTGACTTGATGAAGGAAGTCATTTGTAATAGAAACAATTTAAATCTCTAAGTAAAGTATACCGAAATGTCCCAGGTTGCCATCATTGGTGGTGGTGCTCTAGTTTTGATGTTGTGTTCTTCATGTCTCTCATCTATGTTAATGATGATGGGTGGCAATGATACAGAAGGATCGAGTAAATCGGGAGGATCGACTAAATCAGAAAAAGAAACTACAACGAAAACACCACAAACGGTAAAAGGTCGCTATGTAAAACTTGAACAGACTGTTGCATATGACGCATATGCGAGTGGTAATGATGATGACATAAATAAAATTATAAATCTCGCCGAACTTGAAGTATTTGATGCGAACGGAACAAATTTAGCTTCTAGAATGACTGTAACTGGAAGCTCTCAACATTCTTCTGAGTTTGGTTTTACGAATCTTACCGATGGTAATAAGTTAAATTTTGCTCACACCCAAGGTAGAACAGAAGAAGAAATTGATTATTTACAAGTTGATCTTGGTTCGGTAAAAGAAATTAAGAAAATTGTTATTACTAACCGAAGTGATTGTTGTAAAAGTAGAGCCATTGATATCAAGGCTGTTGTTCTTGGTGCCGATGGTACAACTGTTGTTAAAGAAACACCAACTATCACCACTGAAGCAGCCACGTATACTCTCACATTTCCAGAAAATGTGTGGAGTTAATACCTAAGTCAGATCTTTCAATTTAAAAAGCAAGTCCAAAATGTATTCAACTATTGCCAACAACAGTTTTTCTTATCTTCTCACTCTTGATGAGTTTAGGAAGGAACTTCCCGACGAGACACGACCGTCTTGGATAAAGATTACGACAATCACTATGGTCTCAAGCTTTATCCAAACTATTGATATTAAAAAACTTCGTCACATCTTTGAGAATCTGGAAACATTCAAGTTGAGACGTTCAGGTACCAAAGGAGACTGTGGTTTTGAATGGAAATTGAAGCCTACAACGTTCTATAACCAGGTGACTCTCACGTATCATGATAGTTACAGTACCAAGTCCGTGAAGGTGTTCCCGAATGGCTCTATTCAAGTGGCGGGGTGTTGTGACCTTTTTGACTGTAAACGCATCATTACCCAGTTGACATACATTTTCAAAACCTTTTTGGGAATGGAGATGCAAGTTCCAGTTGATTCCTTCAGAGTTGTCATGATCAATTCAAACTTCAGTCTCAATTATAACATCAATCTTATGCGAGTGGCGCAACACTTTGAGAATTACTCCGAGATCTTTAAAGTCTCATTTGAACCAGACAGATACAGCGCCGTCAAAATCAAGTTTAAACCTGCTCAAGATATGAAAGAAATTACGACAAGTATTTTTTCAACTGGCAAAATTATTATTACTGGTGCAGAGACCCTCAAAGAAATTGCCTTTGCTTACAATATTATCAATCAACATATCAACGACGAACCACAAATCCGTGTATCGCCCACAGAAGAGAAAGATGTCTTTGACGTATTTTTGGGACACAGGTGTGAGCCGATGGTTGAACATTTGAGAAAGAAGGGTTTCAGTTCATGGCTTCAAACAATTACCAATAGACAAATTAATTTCTAGGTGTATTTTAATAAAAGATGTCTCAACGACTTGGAATGGCCGATGGTCGATGCTTCACTGTCAATTCCTCAGCCCAACTTATGAACAACTACATCATGAACCAAAATGGTGTTAGTCTTGAAGATAACTATTCTTACCGACAACTTCTCCAAAAACAGGGACCAGAACTTCTTACTAAGCTCCAAGAACAATCTCGCACGACTTGCGATCCATGTGATCGATACACTGACATGTCCAAGACCTACTAACTGAGCTAAATTCCCGTAAAAACTTTAAAACCATACTCTAGAATGTCGCAATGTGCCATATGTCTCAATGATGTGAGATCGACGAGGACCAACACTCCGATCCGATGTGGGCATATGTTTCATTCCAACTGTCTAGAGGAATGGAAAGGTAAAGGTAAGAATACATGTCCCCTATGTAGAAAAGTATTTGACGTTTCACAATTTAAGGTTACAGTCACGGTTCAGAACAATTACACAGCACAGTCTAATGCTGTGTCATTGGAGAGTGAAGCCGTTTTCAATATAATGGATATATTTGATATGTCTTTTGATGTTGAAAACACAGTAGATTTAGAAAGCTTGTTTGCGGACCTTGGGATGAGTCTTTCCGACCTTGATGCCCTTGTCCTTAACACAGAATGAGCTGCAGTATCTTTCATAGTTTAATCCAGGATAGTTTCTATCAGCCTTACGAGGGTCCTTGATGGACTTACCAGATGCATCAGTCAGAAGTGGACCGGTAGCCCACCCACGCTTGTGACTGAATACATTGGCTTTAAAGACAATTTTCTTATTTGGTGCAAATTTACCAGCATTTTTCACTCTAGATAATGGAACTCTGAAAAATTTGGCTACAGACTCTTGTGTGTCACCAGGTTTAATACGGTACTCAACAATACTGTGTTGAACGTAGAAGTGAAAATCCCCTTGACGAATGTAATTCGTTGGTCTCCCAGGACAGACAAACATCATAACCTTGTAGTATCCCTTTTTACACTTTTCACCTGCTTTGACCTGATATACTTTAGTAGGATTATCAGATATAACACGATTTGGAAGACCCTTGCAATGTGTATAATTGTGATTGTTGTTTGATAATCCAGAACGATCACCTGGAATTGATTTTTGCCAACGATATGCTTCATAATCCCCAACAGCATACGCGTAGCAATTATTATTACCTATACCTGTAGATGTTCCCCACCTTTTATTTGTAAACTTCCTTTCGGAGCCACTTGTGGGCAACTCCTT